TTCCGGCTTGTAGTGGGTTGCCCCGAAGACCGGTTGCAGCGGTGTGTCATCCAGCACGTCCGAGATGCCCGCCAAGACCTGCGGGAACACCATGTTGGACAGCGACGGGATGACCACACCGACAAGGTTCACCCGAGACGAGGCCAATGCCCCGGCGATCTTGTTGGGCACGTAACCAAGGGACCGGGCTGCCTCCAATACGCGCGCCCGCGTCGTTTGCGACACATCCCCCCGGTTGCGCAACACGCGGCTGACCGTCATTTCCGACACGCGCGCGGCCTCGGCCACGTCGCGAAGGGTCAGTTGAGGTCGACCTGGGTCTTGGCTTCTGGGGGGCAAGGCGGCGGGCTCCGGTTGATTGCGATCACACGACTGTTACGCACTTCCGGGCGGCTTGTCCAAACCAGAACGTCGCAGACGGTTTTTTCCCGGCCAAGCGCTTGCCAGCGGGGACGGAATTGGCCAGAACGGGCAAAGGTCGGCCCCGTGGCTCAACTGGATAGAGCAGCCCCCTCCTAAGGGGCAGGTTGCAGGTTCGAATCCTGCCGGGGTCGCCACTTCACGTTTTGCGCATATTTTTCCATTGTTTTACAATCTGTTGCGCTTGCGTGTCCCGTTTTGGGGTCAACGTGTCCCATTTCAGGCCACCCCCACCAGCAATTTGACCATGCGTTCACGGTCAGCGGCGCGCGTATAGCGCTCCACCTCGGAAAGGCTCATATGACCGGCCATCGCCGCGATTTGGTGCGTGGTGGCGTCGTTTTCAGCCCAATAAATGCAGAACGCTTTGCGCAGGCCATGAAGGCGTGAAGCTATGCCAGCCGCGCGGGCCGCGTCCCCAAATTCGTTACCCAGGCTTTCCGCCTTGAAGGGTTTGCCAGTCTCAGTGAGGATGAATGCCGGGGCAATGTCGGGCGTTCGGTCGATCACGGCGCGCAGCTCAGCAGTGAGAGGCACCCGTGCTTTGATCCCGCTTTTCTGGCGCTCGTACACCAGCAGATCGCCCTTAATGTTCTTACGGCCCAGCTTTGCGAGGTCAACCCGTGCCGCCCCCGTGTATAGGCCCAGATCGAAAATCAGGCGTTCGCGGGTGCCAATGGGCCAGCGCTCTTGAAAGGCCGCAATGTCCTCAGCGTCCGCAACCGGAAAGCCCTTGATCTTTGGCTTCTCCAGTTCAATCCCGGCCATGGGGTTCTTGGCGATGAATCCCAAGCGCCGCAGATGCTCAAAGACAGGCTTGAGGGCCTTGTACTCATTCACCGCACCGTGCCCACCCTTTGCATACAAGGCGCGCTCAATGGCCTCACTTGTGATTGTGCTGATCGGTCGATTGCCCTGCGCCTTGCGGTAGCGGGCGAAGATTGCCAGCCGGGATTTCTTGGTGCCCTCGGAGTACTTGGCCCATTTGTCGTTGCCAGATGTGTAAAGGCCCAACGCCCATGCAAAGGTGCCCGCCTGGGGCGTTTCGGTATCGGGCGGCATATCCTGCCAGCGCGCGTGTTCAGCGGCCCAAGCGGCCAACACCTTGGGGTCGGTCGGGTGCAGCCCGTGGACGCCAAGCGAGATTTCCTTGTCGCCGCGTCGGTAGGTGTGGAACCACCGGCCGCGCCGGACCTTTGAACGGAGGTAAGGAAGCTTTTTCATGCGTCCTCCGCTGAGAAGGGCTTGCCGTGCCAGTTGCCATCGGCATTGGTGGTCGCGTCTGGATACGTAAACTCAACTCCTTCTGGCCCGACCCGAGAAATCCGCGCGCCGGGGTGAAGTGCGGAAACCACATCGAAGGTTTCGCGGATCTGGTGCTTGGTCGGCAAAGCTGGGGCGGAAGGTCTGGCCATCATGCGTCTCCCAGATCGCGGTCGAACCACAGACCTTTTTCCGGGGTTAGCCCACCTGATCGAAGCAATCGGGTGTATTCCCCTTGAGGAATTCTTTGCATCGTTTCCCAAGAAACACCGTCACGCCATTCGAGATAGAAGGGCAATGCGCAACTGACCAGAGAGGCTGAAGACAAGCCCCGAGAAATGAATATCCCACCGTGTGCGCGGCGGTCTTCGATGATCATATCGTCAGGAAGATCAACCGATTTGAAGAAGATGCCAGAAGGCTTTTCTTTTTCGGCAACGTACCTGTTACCAATCCAAGACAAATGCTCAATGGTGGCGATGCGCTGATTCACCTGGAGTTCGAGATAAGGAGCGCATTCGGGCCACCCGCCGCCCTCGACAACCTCGGGAAACATGTCCGCCGTGAACATGTGAAGCAGAACAGACTCGAGGGTCGCACCATCATCAATGCCAAGGCTTACAGGATGCGGACCTTTGGACCGATCTGGCAGGTACGCCATTCCGGCAAACCGGTGATACATCTCGACAGCGTGGGCTGCCGTGCCCGTTGCCAGAAGCGCAATCGTCAAGCGAACGGCATCGCGGGGATGCATGTGCGGGGCGTTCACCCCCCTTGCGCCGGAAGTGATCAGCCCCGCCTCCTTCATCAAACGCGCATAAAGCGTCACGGTCTTTTCCTCGACCTTGTAGGCTTCTGCCACGATCTTTATGAAGGCACTCGATTTCATGCTTATTGAGTAACCTTCGATAAGAGGGTGCGTCAAGCCTTAATGTGGGACATTCAGTTAGCATGGAGGCTACTGCCTTTGGCATACCAACCGGCACGACGATCAAAGCCAGCGTATCTCATTCTGCGCTTTGCCGATGTTGGGCGATCAGCCCGAAGGTTGCTTGGATGATCTGCTCAAAGTCTGCATCTGGGTCAGTTGACGCCTTCAGGCCAGACAGCAGAATGCGTTGCTCAGCTCCATCGAGGCTCATAACATAACCCGCAAACTTTTTGGTTTGAGGATCAAGCTTGTTTGCCTTGCGATATTCCGACAGGCAGGCAGAGACGTGCCCGCAGATCAGCCAATCCAACGAGACGCCTTCAAATTCGGCCCACGCAATCAGGTCTTCCGTAAGCAGCAGCGCGCCAGGTGCCTCAGGATCATAGGTCAGTTTGGGTGGCTCCACTTCGAAATGGGTACAGAACCATTCAATCCGGCCTTCAATGGTGGAATGGTCAGCGTCGAACTCACTGTAGAAGGAATTGGAGCCATTCGGGGTTTCAACGATCTTCTTCTTCATATCTTTTCCACTCATGTGTTTCATCACCCAAAATTTGGGTATGATAACCATATTGTGATTTGCATTGCTGTCAACCATAAATATGGGTATCATCACCATATGAGTATGACTGGGACACAAATCCGCGCCGCGCGGGTGCTGCTTGAGATGGAGCAATCCGAGCTGGCGGAGCGCGCTTCGGTCAGCATCAACACGGTTCGGAACATGGAAGCGAAGGGCCGTCAGATTGTCCGCGTCAGGCTGGACACGTTGATGAAGGTCCAGAAGGCCCTTGAAGATGCGGGGGTTGAGTTCATCGCAGAAAATGGCGGTGGTGCAGGCGTCCGGTTGGCCAAAGGGCAAGCGAATGGATGAACACGAAATCGAGGCGAAGATTCACGATCTGGAAGCCTGCGTTTCGGATTTGGAACAGAGGCTGGATGACCTGACACGATTTTCTGCCATCCTTGTGGGTCGCCTGGCAGCGGCAATCGGTGATCCACCCGACTTGGGCCTCCCTGATGATGTTCAGTCTACTGGTGAGTTTGACCGGAAACTGGCCATGCTCCTCGCCTACAATGCGGCGGCGGGAAAGAGTTAGTCGCGCGCCGCGGCGGCCAAAGATCCTGCCCGCGCGCTGTCAGGGTTTACCCACTCACTGACTAACGGGGTTGCTTTTGAGATCATGTATCAAGGCGCAACCTGCCTATTCCTTCCAATCCACCATGCGCATGGCCCCAGACACGTCGCCGGGTGGAATGCCCGCTGCCTTTGCCTCGGCCAGTGTCTTGATGATCGCAGACAGGGCGCGGGCGCGACCGCCTGCATCGAAGGCTTGCAGGGGGCGGATGGTGTCAATCTCCACCAGCCCGCCGAGCTTGCCGGAGGCTTCATCGGCCAGCAGCGCGGCAATGGGTTGCAGCGTCCAGATTGCCAGCTGGCGCTGAGCCTCGCGGATCACGGGGCCGGTTGCTGAGCGGTTGGCCAGCGACGGCAACACCCCATAGGCCATGAGGATGCCCTCTCGGGCCGCTGCCAGTGTCTCGGCCGTCATGCTCCTGGACAGGTCCGGGGAGAGCTGATCCGGTTTCTGCCCGATCTGGGGGTTCATTCCCGCCGCAGTGGCTTGGGCAACACCCTCGACCACCAGCGTAGAGCCGCGTCGCCCCCGGAAGGCGTGGCGCATGGATTCCATGTCTTCGGCCCCGGTGTCGGGCAGGGGCACGATCTGAGAGCCGAGAGGGGCATTCTCGAAGGTTTCCCCCAGGGCCGATTCCACCGCGTGCAGCATGGCCCCGGTGAGGCTGGACCTGCGCAACGGGGCCGTTCCAATCCACGGGGTCAGGTTATCGGAGCCGATCCGAAGGTGCAGCACCTCAGCCGCAAGAGCGGTGACAGTGCGCCCGCCGCCCGCCTCAGGGATGGACAGTCGATAGGCGCGGGGTTTGCCGTCGCGGGTGGTCACGTCCCAATCCGTCGCGGGAACCAGCCCCATATCGGTGATCAGGTAGACCGCTTCGCCATTGAGGGCGACGGAACGGGCAATCATGGCCATCGTTTGACGGTTCAAAAAGTCGGTTCCCGACACGTCCGCCATGGCGAACCCGCCTTCCCAAAGGCTGACACAGCTTTGTACCGTGGCCGTCAGCTCGGCCACACCGCGCCGCCCGCTGATGAAGCTGTCTCGCGCGGCCATCACCTGGGCCGTGTACCCCGAACCGCTCGATCTCGTCTCGATCGGGCGTAGTTTGTTCATGAGCCATCCAAGCATGATTTCACCTCCACCGGACTGCGGCAGGCCGGGGTGCCAGTTGCTTCACCACGTCCCCGATTGGCTGCCAGTTCCGGGCCTCGATCTGGGTTTTGGGATAGGCCGGGCGCGTCACCGCTGACAGTTCATAAAGCAGAGCGTCATGAACCGTTCGGATGATAGCCATACCCTCTGCCGGGTCTTCCTCTTCCACCGACTCTGCCTTGGGCGAAACACGCTCGGGCGGAATGCGAAACCCCGGAGACAGACCGGCAACCAGCCCTGTTGACAGACCTGCAAGGAAGTCCTGCACATACTGGGCTTGCTGTAACTCTGGGCCAATCGTGGCGGTGAAGGTGACCGCTTCGAAGGTGTCCCGAATGTCCAAAGTGCCCGAGCGCGTCGAGGCCAGAGGCCGATTGTAGTCGTGCCCCACAAGGAAGTGGATTTCTTTCCTGCCACCATGATCCGAGGGTGTCTCGATCCGATAGCGGAAAGCTCGGGGGGCGATACGCTCCTTGCGTGGCCGCCCGCGCCTACCGCCATCAGTCAAGGTGGCAGGGCTGTCATAGGGAAACCTGCCGGTGACGGTCACACTGCCGTCACCGGTTTCCCGCAGCTCAAGGCCGCCGGAGTTCGCCCCCCAGAGCATCAGGCGGCTTCCAGTTCGAGGCCGGTCAGCAGTTCCAACTGCGCCGGGCGCGCGACGGTCACGTCCATCGTGGCAAGTGCGGTAACCCGCAACCCGCCAGACTGAGCATCGCTATAGGGATCGCGGATCATGTCCACCGCGCCCCATGCGCCGATGAAGATCGGGGCCACACCACCCGCTGCCGTGGTCAGCAGCGCCGAAGTTGCCGAGGGAGACCCGGACGGCGCGGCAAGGGCATTGTTCGTCATGGCGATGTTCCCGGCCGGGATGTTCTTGACCAGGCGATCCCATTCCGACACGGCGGTGTTGGTGATCAGGGCGCTATCGAGATAGTCCCAGAGTTCGGGCCGGATCAGCGCCCGCACCGCGTCCGGCGATCCGGCGGCGTTGGCGGTCATGAAGCGCGTGACAGCCGCCCGGAATGCGCCCCAGCTCGCCAGCGCACCCACAGCCGTGGACGTGATGCCGTAGGTCGCCGCGCCGGTGATCACGCCGAGCGGCTGACCATTGGCGCCTGTGCCCAGGAATGCCGCCTGGTCCATCGCCATGCCCATGGCCCCGCTCATGTCGCGCCGCACCGCCTGTTCAAGCGCCGCGCCGGACTGCTTGAGCGTCTTGCGGGTGATGCGCATCTGAATGCCGAGGTTATGGTCGGGCGACATGGCGCGGTCGGTCGTGGCGTAGGTGGTCGGACCGGCCACGTTCGCCGTTTCGCCATCGGCCCAACCCGCCGTGACGGCTGAGGTGGTCACCGGCCATTCCACCGCGCCCGCGTCGATGCTGATCATCTGCGCCCCCATGCGGGCTGCCACGCTGTCCGGGAACAGCCGGTCGATGATCGGGCGGGTCTGGATCGGGTTCGGGGTGCCGCCTGCGACGGTCTCACCGGCCCGGACTTCCAGCGCCTGCCACGGCACCGGGATGCCCCGGAAGCCGCCTGCACTGCGAAGCTCTGTGACGATCTCCGCCGTCTCTCCGTCGAGCTGACGTCCTTCATCGAGAGCAAGTGCGACCTGGCGCATCTCGAAGCCAGCCATGAGATCGGCCCATTCCTGGGCAGAGCGTGTTTCAAGCTCGTTGCCGGCGTCCCGGCGTTCGGTGTCTTCCGCGATCAGGGCGGCGCGATAGCGGGTCTCATTGGAGCGGTACTCCTTGTCGAGCGTGTCCATCTGACGGATTTCATCCTCAGAAGGAGTTTCCTTGCCTGCCAGTTCGGCAAGGTTCTGGCGGATTTCGCTTTGCCGCCGGGCGATCTTCACTGATTCAAGCATCGTGTTAGTCCTTCATCTGGTTTCTGAGATTGTTTGGCCGCGACATGGATGCGACCGCCTTCCGCCAGTCCTGGCGGTCTTCTCGGGGCGGGGGATGCCCGCACTCGATTCTTGTTTTCCGGGCATGACAGCTCGGGCAAAGCGCCTGTAGATTGCCCGGTTCGAACGACAGCTCGGGGTGCGTTCGAACCGGTTTGATGTGATCGACCTCCAACCGCCCGCCGCATTTGCAGGACTTGCAGCGGAAGCCGTCGCGTTCGAGGATCTCCATCCGAAGCACCTTCCAGCGCTTTGTGCGGGTCACTCGCTTCGAGTATCTTTGGTGATCGCGTCTCACACCCATGCCAGCCTCGCTTTCTTTGTCGGTTGAGCTGCAATGCGCGCACCCTGTGCGACTGCGAGAACCGAAGCCGCAGCCGCGTCGATCCGGCCCGTGGAGCGGGCTTTTGCAAGCTTGAGATTGTTGGCCGGATCTCGAAGACAGACAGCATCCGCGAAAGCCGAACGCAGAAGCAGTGACGGGCGTGATTTGACCAGGCCGTCAAAGACCGCGCGTCGAAACCGCTCACAGTCTTCGCCACCGTCCCGGAAACCTTGACCGCGCCACACGCACGGGGCGCGGATTCCGGCGCGATCCAGTGCTTCGCCAAGCTCTGCCTGCTTGTATCGGTCCATCGTGATTGCTGAGATGTGTTGCCCTTCGACATGGCGCATCACGTCAGCCAGCCAAGGCGCGACAGGAACCGTCCGATCCCCGAGAACGGTCAGTTCCCCCCGCTCTTGCATCTCCTGATAACGACGTGCCACGCCGTCTGATTGGCCGCGATCCAAGAGGCTCGGCATAGAGGGAAACGTTCCGATGCACTCAAGACGCCCTGTATCCGGCCAATAGAATGCTGCCGCAGTCATCGAAGCTGAGCCGCCGAGATCAATTCCAATGACCACACCGCCCTCTCGGGGTGGCAAGGACTCGGTTTCGCAGTTGAGCCATTCATCGAAAGTGATCAGAAGATCGCGGGTTTCCCCAGACACGCGCTCGTTTCGATTGTAAAGCCGGAATGAAGTCAGGCTTGACCCGCCCCGCGCTATGGCCCGTCCAGCTTGCGCCTGGAGCCATTCAACCGAGCTGCCGATACCGTGGGGCGCACCCGGGTTGGCGATCAGCAGACTATCCGCATCATCGGCGGGAAGGCCGGGCGGTGGCCGATGCTCCTGGACGTAGGAACCGGGTGCCGGGTCATCTATCCAGCGGGAAAACGGGTGGGTGTCATCGCTTGCCGACGTGCTGATCAGGAACGCCCGCCCACCACGCTTGCCGAGGCCGGACAAGAGGGCATGTTCGAGTTCATCCCCGCGATCAAGCGCCCAATGCCCACGTTCATCAAGAATGGCCATCGTTGGTGCGCCGCCCAGGGCTGACTTGCCATCCGCCGCGATTACGCGAAGAACATGCCCGCCGCCGTCTCCCTCATATTCGATTTCGAGACGCGGTGCCCGGCGGAAGACCAGGCGGCGTTGCAGCTCAAGCGGAAGGGTTGCCGCAAAACCGGCCACAAAATCCCAGATGATCCGCCCTTGATCGCGGGTCCGCGCAGCGGCGATGATCTCGCGGCGGGGCTGTCGATCCCAGATACCAACCAGACCACCAAGCGCCAGCCCGGCAGTGATTGCGGACTTTCCGTTCCCGCGTCCGATGCTCAGAATGGCGGCGGCTGTCTCGCCTGCAAGTGCCCCTTCGATGAAGCGCCGTTGAAATGGAGCGAGTTGAATTGGCTTGCCCGCATTCGGGCCTTCTGGTATTGATAAGCCATGCAAAAAATGAATGGCTCTTTCGGCGGGCGCGGCGTTTTCAAGCTCCGCGCCGGGCGCGAAAATTGCTAACTCCATGCCGCGGTCCCTCCTTCCAATAAGATCCTCGGCATTGGGACCATTTCCGAAGAGCGAGGGCTGATTCGCTTCGTCGTCCTGGCGCGATGAATGCTCGGGAACGGGATCGAGATTCGATCCGTCCGCTTTGCGCCATTCCCTTTTTTTCTTCGCCTCGGCCATCGTCTTCTCTCTGTTCAACCGTTGCTCTCGTACTCTTCCTTGCCCCTGCCAATCGGTTCAGACCTCGGTTGACGGTCAGAAAGCGGGTTACTGCAACGGGGATAAAACCCGTCTCCCGCCCTGACCGCCGCCATGTTGCTCTGCCAATTCGGACGAGCCCCAGCATTAGGCCAGACCTGCCTTTCCCTCGGCTTGGTCTGCTCTCCCATGTTCACCGCCTTAGAGGGTGGCAGTGGGGCCTTCGGGCGTGGAGAGACCGCGTGACGCGGAATAGCTGCCCTTGTGCTTTGGCCCGTTTCCCGGTAGCACTGTGATGCGTCAGGCCCGGCTAACCCGTGAAAGCCACCTGCCGCATTGGCCCGCCGTTGCACCGGCGGGCTTTGCTTTTCATTCTTCAATCAGTTCAATGTTCTCCTCAGGTGCAGTGCCCAACTCGGACACCATGCGCCTCATGATCCATGCTTGCTTGGAGCTGGGTCGCCAGCCGAGACGCTTGCCATGCCTGGCAATGCTCTTGGCAAAACCCTTGGCCCATTCGTCGCTGCCATCCGCCATCACGCGCCGCAGAACTTGGGGCCAGTGGTGGGTAAGGATTTCGTCAAGCTCGGCTTCGGTCATAGCTGCACCCCCCGATAGCGTGCGCCGATACGGGCCATGTGCGGGGAGGTCGCGCGGATGTCATCCGGGCCACGTCCATCGTAGTGCATCGATGTCTGGTCCTTGAGGGCCTGCATGAGATCAGGGGGGATGGATGACGCTGCCTCGCCAAATCCCGCCTCGTATTCGATCACAACCCGTGCTGGGGAAGAGGCGGAACAGCTCCAATCGGTTTGCCAGCGTAGGTATGGTCGTATGCCGCCCTCAAAGTCGAAGTCAGTGAAGCTCACACCTTCAACGGTCACGGTTGGGGTGTGGTCGAGTGCAACCGGGCCAATTGGTAGAGAGAGGCCGTTGCCAAGTGACGGATCGAACAGAGTGACCCGGATCATCTGGTTCAACAGCGCGATCTGGGCGAACTTCTCGATCTCAGCAGCCGCAGTTCGGCCCATCTCTTCGATTAGGGAATCCTCAATATCGTGATCCACACGCATGAAGAGCTTTAGGCTTTCCAGGTCGAACGGCGGGCCTTCGACGCTCGGCGTCCGGTGAACGAGCATCTTCATACCGGCACCTCCCGGTTGTTGATGTATTGGATGAACGCGGCCTGATCCCTAATGCTGAGGGCTTCAAAGGCGGCGGCTACGTATGCCTTCAGCTCGGTGCGATTTGCACATGACGCCCAATATCGGGCGTCTTCCGTGGGGTTCATGAACGGCGGAAGTGGTGCGCCCGCTACACCCAATGCGGCAGAAGCCACCTCTTCCGCCTGATCCTCTTCGAGAGACGCAAGGCATGAGAATGCTATGGCGACACGTTCGGGAATGGACAGCCGAGAAGCGGCAACGGCGCTGAAATCCAGCCATGACTCCGCGTCACCAAGTGCCAGGCAGTAGCCGAGCATCCGCGACATGCGCTTGTGCTCGGGCTTCATGTAGCGGCTTAGACTAGAAGGTACGCGCCCGGTGGTTTTGTGTCCCGGCTTGTTCGCTAACCCTTTGTTCTTCAATGCGCCGGAAGTGGCCTTTGTGTCCCGGCTTGAAGCTTGAATACGCTTGGAAAAACTGGAAACCTCGGCATCCTGCCGGGGTCGCCACTTTATTCGATGAAATGCACCAGCCCTTCGCGCACCAGCCTACGCAGCAGGACGGTTTTGCCCGCATCGTCCAGATCGGCTGGCAGATCAGCCATCGTGAAGCGCGGGGTGGAGATTGCATACTCCAGCGGTTCGCGGGCATGGGCGGGCAGGGTGATCACGGTGCCTTGGCAGGACAGGGCGACGCTGTCGGGCTGGTCGCCCTTCGCGGGCACATCTGTCAGGCGGTAGATCAACGTCGGGCGGGCCCCCATCACGCTGCCGGGGCCAAGCGCGTCAAGCTGCGCCATCTGGGCAAGTTGATCATGCGCGCGGGGCAGGCGGGTGGCGATGAAATCTTCGCGGAACTCGTTCAGCACGGGGTCCAGCGTGGCACCTGACAGCTTGCCCAGAAGAGCCGCGAATTTGGCCTCGGCCCCGCTGCCGTCAAAGCCCTCATTTGCAAAGCCCGGCGGCAGTCCCTCGCGGAATTCGGCGTCACTCAGGGCCATTTTCCGTACCGCCTCGACCATCACATCCGCCCAGGACCGCATCATCAGCCCCGTCGTGATATGCAGGCTGGTCTGGTCGGTCGACACCGCATCATGGGTCAGCCCTCGGGGCACATAGACCATGTCGCCCGGTTCCAGCACGAAACTGTCGGTCATCTCGCCGATCGGGACGTCATGGGGGTTGAAGGCCTGTTCC